CCCCCGGAAAAAGGGCGCCATCCAGACGCCCAAAGGTTTGATGCCGTTGTTTGCGGTATATCTTGTTGCATATCGCTTAGTGTGGCGGCGTGTCCAGCGCGGCGACACGGGCACGTAAGGATGTGATTTCTTTGACCAATAGCGGCACAAGTTTACTGTAGTCCACTGCCATCATTTCATTGGGGTCAACCGGGGTATGCACTGCTTCGGGCACCACCTTAGCAAGTTCTTGTGCAACCATGCCATATCGTTGATGCGAATTGTCGCTGATCCAGTCAAAGCTGCGTACTTTAATACCCTCAATCAACGCAGCAGCATCTGCCGCGTCAGTGATGTTGGTTTTTAATCGTTGATCGGATGTTGTTGCGTAAGTGGTGGTTGTCCCGTTGTTTGAAATAATACCAACAATCCCACCACCAGTTGCGTAGAAATAAACGCTATTTTGTCCTTGGATTCCAAGCCCATAACCGCTGTTGTTCTGCTGCCTCATAAATTGAGCAAAACCAGTGGTATTTGTGTCTACAGTAAATTGTTCGCCTGCGCCAGATAGATCAGTAGTAGCGTTAATCAGCACTTTGCCAGTGCTACCGATCCGCATGCGTTCCAAGCCAGAGGTGCCAAAAGCCATTGCGGCAGCAGACCCATTAAAAATAAAAGCAGCACTTGAGGCGTTTTGTTGGATATTAAGACCACCAGCACCAACAGTATTGCCATTAGCAGCCAGTTCTAAGCTGGCAATGGCACCTCCCCCTGATCGGATGGCTACTAAGTTGCTAGCAGAGTTGTAAATGTCTAACTTATACCCTGCTGCTGGGGTGACCCCACCGATATGCACGTTGCCAGTGCTGTCGATCCGCATACGCTCCAAGGTATTGGTCACAAAGGCGAGGGCGGTTGCCCCAGGCGTGGTCATCCGAAGGCTTGATGCGTCGGCTGTGATGGTGCCGTAAGAAGCGTCAGCGAGCTTGAACTCAACGGCAGAACCGTTCGATCCGTTCAGAGCTAATGTGGTGTAGCCAGCCCCAAATCCGCTTGGGTTCAAAGTGCCAATGCCGACATTCCCAATACTGGTGATCCGCATGCGTTCTGTTGCTGCTGCGCCTCCTGGGGTTGTTGCAAACGTCAGCGCGCCGCCATTGGTGCCGCCCGTGTTCACATGCCCAATCCACCCATATCGGTCAGCCGACACAAGATTACTGTTAGCTGCAAAACCTAATCGAATCTCAGTGCCTACGGTGTTGTCAGCGTTTTGGATAAACGCGCCAATTGTTGCGGCGCCAGCGGACGTTTTGGTGGTGTGAAGAATTGCGCCGGGGCTTGTGGTTCCAATACCGACATTCCCGCTGCTGTCAATCCGCATGCGCTCAGAACCGCTAAAGAACGTCAATGGGGTTGTGCTGCCCCAATATACGCTAGCTTCACTTGCAGTCTGACCGATACCGATAGTGCGGGTTCCTGTGCGGTACTGAAGCCCTCCATCACCGGCTCCAACAACGTCAAGTTTTACGGCTGGCGTAGTAGTGCCAATACCTACATCCCCCCCGTTTAACACCACCAGCGCGTCGTTCCAAGCAGCACCATCCCACATCCCGATAGCCGCCGCATCGGTGGCTGCGGTGTTGAATGTAAAACGTGTAGCTTTAGTCGGTGTAGCATCTTTATACAACTGGACAGCAGGTTGGGTATCCTGTACGCGGGCAATTTGACCAATTACATGTAGTTTTGTAAGTGGGGTAGTAGTACCCACCCCCAAATTTCCACCCACAGCAAAAGTAGCTGCGTAGTCAACGGCTTCACGCACGTTAGTGCCATCACACAGAAGCACCATCGACCGGCCGTTAGGAATGCTGACAGTCGTTCCAGACCCTGTGGTTACAGTGACTGCAAACCCACCACCACCAGTTGTATTGTTCCTGATAAAATACAGTTTGCTTCGGGCGGGAATAGTGACAGTACCTGTTGCCGTAAGAGTGCCAGTAATATTTAGCATCATATTACGTGGAGTGTCTGCCGCGCCATTGGTGGCAGTTAACGTAATAGCATTACCGGCAGTAATCGCTACAGACGCATAGCCTGCAATTGCTGAGTCAACTAGGCTAGTAACACCGTTGTTTACAGTCGATCCCCAGCCAGTATCGCCGTTTGCGGGTAGGGTCAAACCTAATGAGCTAGTGTAAGTAGGCATAATTTATCTCAGCTAAAACGGATTACAGCGGTTGTGGCAGAGCCAGCCGGGAAGGTAACTTTAAACGTAGCGTTGGTTACAGACCTATCTGCGCCAAAATCAAGTACAAAAATAGCTGTGTTACTTTGACTGCTATCGTAGATCAAAGCCCCACGGGCTGTGATGGTAGCAAACTGCCAATAGACATCGTTAAACGTAAGCCATCCGGTTTTACCAGAATACCCTGCGGTTCGACCAGTTAATTGAAGTCCCCCAGCCACATACCCAGTACCGCTAATCTCACCACTTGTAGTGTAGGCAGTAGTAGAGCTACTTAGATCGGCTAAGCTAGTGTACAGGGCAATCTTTAGTACATCAGTAGAAGGCAACCCACGCAAAAACAAAGCGTTACCCGCGCCACATAGACCCTGAATAATTGCCATTAAATCACCTGTGTACGCACTTGGCCGTTGCGGTATGCATCCTGCCGCAACTTGCCGTCAACTAGATTCTTAAACAGCGTTAACGCTTGTTTGTATTGATCGGCGTATAGAGCAACCATATCGGCTTCGCCCTTCATAAAGCGAATAGCTTCTACCATTACCCCGTTAAATAACACTGAATCAAAGTTTTCACTTACCCATGTAGTGTCCGCAGTAACGATGCTCTCTGGGTAGTACGAATACGTGAGTGACGCACTGTTGGCATCAACCGGCGTAGGGCCAAGAATAAACGCAGTCAATAACTCTGACGCAGTTTGTGGCCCGTTAATTGCGTAATACTTTGGTGCGCCAGTAACAGTCGGTGTTGGATACGCTTCATAGATAAAGTTAGCATCCTTATTGACGAGGTAGCTATACGCGCCTGTACCGTCAATGACTGCAAGGGAGAAAGCATTTAGAAAGTCAGCCGGTGCATTAAGCACGTTGCTACCCGCAGTAAGAGGCAACAAGGCTGTCTTACGCATAATTGGTAGCTGAACAGAGTTGTAAATCTTCTGCTCAGCTAGTTGGGTCATAGTGGCGAAGTCCACTGCTGAAAACGTATTTTCAGTATAGTCTTCTACAGCAGTCTGTAACGCAGTGTAATCCATCGCCACTCCTATTTAGGCCATCGGGCCACGACTCATGGTGCCTTTGGTAGCTGCACCTGTACCGCGCATCTTAATGCCAGTGGTCTTGGGTTCGTACAGGGGGCCAATAGTGACGGGGGTAGCACGTCCCATCATGCTAGTACCACCACCTTTAACTTCAGTATGTGGTTCAGCATAGACAGCGGCGTCACCCACTTCTTTACCCATCATTTTCTTGCTAAATTTAGGCATGATTAGTTCCCTTGGTTCTTGGCGCGAGAGAGGTTACGGCCAAGCTTAGCACGATCATCGGTGGTGGGGCCACCCGGTTTGCCTTTGGGAGCCTTGATAGACTTTTGAACAGGGACGGTTTTATCGCTCATGATGTTTCCTTATGTTAAAACTACTTAAAAGCTACAGTTTATACTATAGCGACCCAAAACTTGATAAGAACCAAGCACCGTTACCATACTTGACAACAGTCAATTTACACCAAGTTAGCCCCCGCTGCGATTGTGGGGTTGGTTCTTGACACTGCTGCGCCTGCCACAGTTGAACTCGCGTTAGAGGCCAACGTAGCGGTAACAAAATCGCTAGTTATGCTGTTAACGCGAACGCGGCTAAGCCCCGCTCCAGCGACAGCAATGTAACAGCCGCTGTAAACTTTGGTTGAGTCGTTGCCTGAGAGCGTCAGGATATTTGAGCCTGAGCTAATGCTTCCTGTCACGCCGGCAATTGTCCCGTTGGTGCCGGGTAAAGTGACCACCCAGTAATTCGGGCCACCAGCCACCGCCGCAGTATTCTCAATCACAAAGTTGTCCAGTAGCGTTGCGTTATCAAGCACAGCTGGCGCGCTGGTTGTGCCATAAGCAACCACGCGGTTGCCCATGTTTGCCTTGGAAAACTCGTCGTTGAGTTCAACAATTGGGTATGCCTTAATACGATACGTCTGAGGGGGCGTCCCAGGGCAAACAGAAACCGTTGCGCTAGTATCGTCCCATTGAGAGTTGCCTCGGATAACAATATTATCGCCGTAGAATCCGGTGCTTCTCAAGATAATTCCGTTGCTAGCTACCCCACCAGCAGCAGCAATTCCAAGATTGTCAGTGATTTTGAAATAATCAGCAGGCGCGGTGACACTTACGCAGCCTTGCAAACTAATCATACTACCAGTGTAGCCATTAGCTGTGTTGTTTGATATCAACAAACCGCTAAATGCGCCTGAGATACCCGCGGTGCTGGTGGTTCCGATTGCATTAATCGCAACTCCTGGGTTTTGAAACGTAAAGGTGTTGTTTGAAATAGCGGTGTTTTCAAACGCGGCGTTGTCGCCGTTGAATGTAATTGCTGGATTTGCGCCAACAAGAAAATTGTTTGCAATTGTCAACTGATCTGAACAACAGTTCAAGGAAATAGCGCCCGTGCCCGATCCCATCGAATAAAAACGGTTAGACGATATTAGATACTTAGCTCTGCCCGGATCAGTATTAAGCATTTCCGCAGTTGTAACTCCAAGATCGTCTGTTTTCCCAGCTGTAAACGTGTTGCCGGTTACGTTAGCAGTTAGTGCCCTAAGAATAACCCCAGAATAGCAACCATAACTTACGTTGCCGACGATGTTGAGGTCGTAAACTTCTTCGTGGCTGCCGAACGCTCCACGATGCGTGTTGCTTGCAATTGAGTCTGATTGAACAAACTGATACACTTCCGAGCCGTCAAATATGTGCCGCACGCGCTGGCCCACACACCTTGTAAAAAGAACCCGCCGCGCCCTAAACGCATAGGCTGCGTAAAAACCACTGTTTTGGCCCTCAACAATAACAATATTTGCGTCAATGCCTTCAAAGTAACAATCAGACACAACCAAGTCGCGGGTGCCATCAACACCTACAGAAATGCCTTGGAAACCGTAAAATTTGCAGTTTGTAATAGTGATATTTTCTACGCCCGCGCCCCAAATGCCGCAAGGGCCTGCACTATTACCCAATGGGCTTTGCCTGACGCCGCCGCCAAGCATATGAAAACCGTCAACGCTTATGTTGGAGATCGGCGTATAAAAACTAACAGATACCACACTTGGCCCAACAGTAAGTGGATATTGCAAAGGTGATTCTAAGGTTACCGTTGACCCAACTACATTAACAATCTTGTTTTGATCGTTGTAATATGCAATTGCAGTGCTGTTGCGGTACTGTACTTCGTTGGAAATAGAACGGATCAGTTTGCCAACTGCCGCGCCAGTTGCGGAAGTCAACGTGATCGTTGTTGACCCAGCCGCAGCGGTAGAAGCAAGCGTAGTGGTAGTGGTCGCATTCGGGGTTACAAACCTAAACACCGCGCCGCTTCCGCGGGTAGCTGCGGCATACGAAAGCGTCGTGGCGTTGATAGTTGAACCGTTGCCAATGATTGTAATGTTGCTGTACGGCACCAAGATGCTGGTATTAATCTTGTATGTGCCAAACGGGAACATCAAAGTCCCGCCCGCCGTCATTGTGTTGATGGCCGCTTGAACAGCAGCGCTATCGTCCGCAATCCCGTTTCCAACTGCGCCAAAATCCTTGACGCTAACAGTTTCGCGCAGCTTGGTTTGGATAGTCGTAGTAACTGCTCCAGTTCCTGCCGCAAGAAACCCAAGCTGGTTGATAGCTGCTTTTTTAGTACTACCCCCTTGGACAACAGGCAACACATCAGTGACTGCTACCGGCGAAGTTGCAGTGGGTAAGCTTGAAATCGTAATCCCGGCCATACTAATCCTTTGTTAACTAACGTTGGTTACTAACGTAAGTCCATCTTCTGTTAAAAGTTCGTCGCCATTTTCTGTCAACATATCTTGGCTTACTGTATCCACAAAATACTGTTGCGACAGAAAATCAAGGAACAATGTATATAGTACGTCTGTAGTAGACCCCGCTGTTACGTCGCCGACTGCGCCGATTGCTACTAAATCGTTTGGGGTTAGTGAGTTTGCTGACCCACCCCCTACCGGTGCCCACCCCCACTGGAAAATTCGGCTCCCCCCCCCGATTGACCCGTCGGGTGTGGGGCCTGAGGTGAAGTAGCTTCGGTCGGGCCGGGGGTTGCGCAGGGCCTGCGGATCGTCAACCGGATACATGCCAAGCTGCAATTGCGGGTGGTCCATCTCCCAGCATTGATGGCAGACCAAAATGTTGACATTCTTGGTCTTAATAACCAGTTCTTTTAGGTCTTTAAGTTTGAAGCGAAAGCTACACCGGTCGCATTCCGATATAGCTTTTTTACCCGCAGTAAATCTATTGCCCATGATTAGCTAATAAATTGTTGCCGTGGCACAAAGCGAATTGCTGCTTTTTCTCGGTCTTCAGTAGACGCAAAATCCCAAGCTTCGTCGTACTGCATTTTTAGCGTTTGCATGCGCTCTAAAGCACCTGGGAGTTTCATTGACAGGTAGTACGCAAGCCCCGCCACCATGCAGGGGAGAAAGCGGAAAGGGACATCCATCGTGTTAACACCCGATCCCGCGTCTTGAATACGGCGTAGACGCCAGTAAACAAAAGTGTATGTAGTACCCGAATCTGGTACCGGCCACACAGTGACGTTCGGGATAGGAGATTGGCGGTTAATGTAAACTTGAATGGGGCGAGCTTGCGTCAGCTTATTCGGGATAGTGGCGTAGGTTGAAACACTAATGCGGGTGATGTTTAGATCAGCCTGCGTAGATGCTACACCAGCGCCAGTACGAATAACATGTTCAAGTAGGTCTACTGTATCCGCGGGTAGGTTGTAAGTAGCCGTCCCGGCGACGAGTGTAATAGACCCTTGCTCTACCGTCCATAGGTTCACACCACGGTTAGCCCAATCAGCAAAAAGAAGGTTCAAAGACCTTCGTGCCGTTTTCAGGTCATAGCCTGTGCGTAATTCTGCACCGCAGCGCTCGAAAGCCTCTTCAACTAATTCGGTAAGCTCTAAATTGAATGCTGTAGTGCCTGAAGTTGCCATTATCTGTAACCTGCTGTTTTCTTAGCAATGCGTTTAGGTTGCGCTACAAACTGTTTACCTTCAGCCTTACCCTTGCGTTTTGCGGCGGTAGTAGCCGCGTACTCTGCGGGGGTTAGTGCTTTGACGGCTGCGGAGGGTAGGTAACGTTCCCCAGTTTTGCTGGATGGTTTACCACTTTTAGTAGTCCACTTTTGTGCGGTCCACTCTCGCAGAGATTTCTGAGGTGCTTTCAATCTCTGTACCCTCCGCCAGCGCTCTTATATTTCTTGGCTACTAGCTGTGCTTTACGTGCAGACCACTGTCCTGCATTAGTGCCTTGGGTAGCTGCTGCTTTAACCTGGGCTACGATGCGTTTGCGTAGGTCAGGCTTTGTGTAGTTCCCGGCGGCATTAACGGTACCACCCTCCTTATATACATCCACTGTATTAGGGTTGTCCTTGCGCTTCACCTTTTTGGGGGAAGGCATTTTGCTAGGGTTGATGGCACCCATGCCCCGGGAACTTAACATTACACGATCCTACACTTAGTTTTGCCCTTAGTGGCGATGCCATCAGCACGGCGCGAAGCGCTGCCGATCATACCGCCTGCGGCGTACTTTTTAGTAGCACCACCCTTGGAGAAACCAAGCGCACCTTTGATCCGCTCACTGACAGACCTAGTGTCAGTCCCAGTGCTGCTTGTACGGGCGCGTTCACGGGATTCTTTGATGCGCTCAGACAGAGACTTAGAAGTGTCGTCTTTAGGAGAAGTACCAGCCCCACTAGGGAAACGGCTGCTACTATTACTAGCGCGCTCAGCCGCTTTAGGGGCGGGCATGGGGGCCGGGGTGCTATCCATCATATCAGCAGCGCGTTGCGCAGCCTTATTTTTAGCTTCACCAGCAGTAGGGTCAACTTCTACTTTACGCGCTTTTTTAACCGCGGTTTTAGTCTCTTCCTTCTTGCCACCGCTTTCTACATAGCGACGAGCGCGGGAATAGGTGTCTTCGTCAAAGCGCCCACCCTCAGGCTTGGCACTAGGCATCATTTCGGTGGTTTCGCCACCATCGGCAAATTTACGCTTTTTCATTAGCACTTACCCCCATTCATCATCTTGATTTGCATAGCCTTGGTCTTACCCTTTTGAGCAATACCATCGGCGCGGCGTGAAGCGCTGTTGGTCACACCACCCGAAGCCATCTTAGCGATGCCGTTGGGGGCTACAGTATAACCACCCGAAGCCATCTTTACTTGCATAGCCTTAGTCTTACCCTTTTGGGCAATACCGTCAGCGCGGGTAGAGGCACTATCAACTGAACCGCCACGCTTCAATTCCAGCGAGGTACCTTTACCGCCTTTATGCTCTTGAGCATCGTGCTGCTTAAAAGCCTTCTTAATCATGGCTTTGTCTTGCGACTTATCCATCATACCGCCTTCAGCCATCATTTTCTTAGTAGCCATAGTTTCACCACCTTTTGCGAATTTACGGCCTTTATCGGCCCGTTCAAAATCAGAGCCGACGCTCTGGGGAATACCCACCTTTTTAGCAAAAGCGGGTGAATTGGCGATAGCCGCCATAAAATTATGCTGCTTCTTTGAACTACTCGGCATTGTTGTTCTCCAGGGGTTTACCGTGGATTAGCTTCTGCACTGTTGGGGTTTCGTAGATACGAATGCCAGTCCAAACAATAGTGAAAAGGGCAGCGAGGTGGGGTAGGTAATTCATAAGCGTACCCACCACTGTAAATACTGACAGCGCATCCATCACATGTTTTGCGTCTGTATTGTTCATATCAACAGTTCCAGGCTTTGAGAGATTTATTGATGCGGCTGTTTGGGTCTTTAGCAGTCTTGGTGCTAGTAAGTTTTTTCTTCATCCCTTCCATCCGGGCACAGAATGAATCTCGTCTAGAACCACCCTCAGGTTGAGGTGCTTTAAGGCCCGGTTTACCGGGGTTTGCTTTGTTGTAGGAAGCGCGTCCTTTGGCGTTCAAACCGCCAGCTTCAGCCTTACCTTCTTTCCGGGTCCAAGCGGGAGTGTTAGCCATGATTACGCCCAGACGCTAACAGGAGTTTTAGGGGTGACTGCCCAAGCCTGTAGTTCCGGCATTTCTGCAGTGTGCCGCACGTTAACATGCCAACCATCAATGGGGGCCATTTCTGGCGCATCACCATCTTCAGTTTTTAACGTCTTACCAGTGGGGGCGTAGATAGTGCCAATGGCATCAACAGCCGCGTACTTAGGCGCCTTGTAGATTTCGACCACATCGTCTTGCACCTGGGTCTGCTCATCAAATAGCATGGCGTTAGCCTCTGCTGCGTCTTTGAACTTGAGGTTTAGATCGTAGTACATATTAGGCAGTCAGAGCTTGGAGTTCTGTGTTGGTCAAGCGGCGGGGGTAGTAGGTGATGCGTTGTAGGTAGCCGTTAATATAGCCTAATTGGGCCCCACCTAAAGAAACGTAGTTAATAGTAGGCGGTGTGTACGCCGTTGCCGATGTTGCTGGGGCTGTACCACTAGAAGTAACGGCTCTATCATTTGCTGCGTAAGCAGTGGCGTATTTAATGTTTGTGCCTGCAACAAAATTTGTTGTCGTATCTATACGCCCTACCGATGTTCCAGAAACCCACACGTTAGTAGAGCCTTGTTTCCCGGACGGCCCATTAACATAAAAAGCAATGCCATTTTGAGTAACCCCAACGGCGCCTACAAAGGAAGTAACTTCTATGTTTTGCGTTGCACCCGGCGTATAAGGGATGCGGTATTCCGCATACAGTGTCCCTGCTACGTTATTAAACCAAGGGCTCAACGTGTTAATTGATGCTACGTCTGCTGCGCGTGTAACTGCTGCGGTGGTGGTGGGGATTACTGACGTTGCAAAAGCGCCTAGCTCTAGCTGGGGCAGGCCGATGCGCAGGGTGATGTCGATGGCGGCGCCGTTTGCTACAGAGAATTGCAACTGAGGCCGCACAAAAGCAGTTGTTGCTTGATTAAGTGTTGTGCTAAACACTTGACGCTGCGTAATTAGCGCGGCGCTTGTTGGGGTAATTGCACTCCCGGATAGCGTTCCAATTAAAGTTGGAGTGCTGCTATACATTGCTTGTACAGCAATGATGTTTGTTACATTTGTAAGAGAACCACCAACCAAAGCCGTATAAAAGGACCAAGACCATGCTTGCCCGTTAGTGGCGGCTATTGCTGTCGAAGTATCAAACAGGATGTTTGGGTTTAGCGCCGCGCCGGCTGTACCATTGAATCGAATATCAATATATGTAATACCATTTGCTGTGCCAGTGCCAACTACAGAAATAGTAAGGCCCGTTGTAGTCCCACCAATTGTCCAATTCGTAGGCAACGTCCCTGGCGTGCCGGCTACAGCACCCACCATCGTGTTATTGCGGATACCGTTAGTACGCGCTTCTTCCACAAGAAAGCCCAGCGGGGCTAGCGTAGTAGGTACATAGTCAAAACGCGGTGCATCAACAGCAGCGGTCTGCAGCACGCCAGCATTGTCAGTGTACGTGCCTGTACTAGCACGTGTGAACGTGATGATTTGACTAAAAGTCTTAGATACTAATGCCATGATTACTCCCAAATAGCGTACTGTACAGCGAGTTGGTATTGCTGCGTTAAAAACTCTAGGTTTAAGGACGCCCCTGCAGTTGGGTCATTCACTGGTGGCACCCCTGTAAAAATTAAATCTAGAGTAGGCCCTAGTTGCGCAAACGGGTTTAACCCCGTACTAGGGGGATTTTTGTACGCGGGCAACGCAAATGCAATACCAAAAGACATTAGTACACCCGCACTAAGTTAGCCGCTGTAGTACCTGTAGCCAATACTTGGTCTACTTGCACAGGAATAACACCACCTGCGGGGACGTTAGTAAAGATCACCGTATCCCCTTGGGCCGTAGTTACTTGCACGTTCCCCGTGATTCCAACATAAATCACAGAAGGTGAAGGGAACATAACTGTGTCGCTTGGAACAACAGCTACGGCCCCACCTGGGAACATGGGAAACGTCGGGCTGTAATTAGTCGCTTTTCCCATGATTTTTCCTATTACTCGTTAGGCTCGTAGGTGCCGTCAGGATTACGAACGATATAAGAGACACTGAGAACACCAGCACCAGTACCACCGCCGCCATTGACTTGGGTGAAACTAACAATTGCGTCATTAAGACCGACATTACTCACTAGCGCAGGATTTGCTGTACCCAGCGCAATACCCGCAAGACCAGTAGCACCAGCAGTACCCGCAGTTACAGTACCAGAAATTGCAGTGCCATTGACAAAAATAGCAAATGTAGGTGCAGTAGTCGTGTACGCAGTGGTAGTCAGAAACTGTACTGACTGAATGTACGATCCAGCAGGGAGAACCGCTAGCAGAGTTTGCGCGGTGGTATCACCGTAAGCAACAGCGCGGGACTGAAAGGAGTGAGTCTGCCCCATATTGCGGATGGTGCCAGCGGTGGTGCCGTAAGTGTCTTTAACAGTGCCTAACAGCCAGGGGCCTAGACGGGAAGC